ACGCATTAGAAACGCTTTCAACGATGCTTGAGAACAAAACCATCGCTAATTTGCTTCCTTTCATTGTTAGGAGCATTATAAACGACTTTGTAAGGGACCACTATAATCATATCAAGAAACTAAGAGAAAAGGTTGTGAAATACGATGGGTGAGATTATATTGGTATTGTTGCTTGTTTATTTTTTGGGTGTATCTGTGATGTTCGAACGCAAGATGCATGATAAATATATAACTTGGAAAAAGGTATTTTTTTGGTTCTTATTACCGTTTTTAGGAGGTGGTAGTGATGCCAAGTGGAAAAAAGCCGAACAAAGAAACAGACAAGTTGTATCAAGGCATTCAAGAAGGAATAGGTATTAAAACGCATCATGCAAACAGAAGTTGTAAAATTTGTAATAAGCACAAAGATTTAGTGCCTGTAATAGATGCAATGTTAGCTGCCCAGATCCCCTATAGAGAAATTGTCAAGATGGTAGCAGAAGAGCATGGAGTCAAAATAACAATCTATGATTTGTCTGTACATAAAAGGCATCAATTGGAAGAAGGTTTTGAAATTAACATTGAAGCAATCGATGAAGATTTTATCAAAAAGCTCAAGCGTGCAGACGCATTACAGCACGAGCGTGTAACAAACCAAATTATGGCAGAAAAGGTTAGAGCGGTTATTAAAGCGTTAATTGAAGAAGGCATGTGGAAAAATGTTAGACCAGACATGATGAGAGCGTTAGCTGATTTGTATAAGACGGTTACGTCGGAGGTAAGATTGGCAGCAGCCGAAGAATATAGGCAGATAGAACATGAAGAAACAGACTTGATTGAGGGCCTGATGAAGGCTATTGGCCAGCTGGAGGGGAAAGATGCTGACAAAAAAGTATCTGATGCAAAGGAAACTGGCGGAAGCTCTGAGGGATAGGGTATTATTTGCGAAGCTACTATACGGATTTAAAAAACTTGCACCAAAGCATATTGAACTATTGAATCTTGACGGCGAAATAAATATCGTTGTAGCTGGTAGACGTTTTGGAAAAACAACTTATTTGGCGTCTACTGCATTTCATAATGCACTTATACATCGTAAAACTACGACATTAATTACTGCACCATCAATAGACCAGGCTAAATTGTACTTCGATTTAATAGCAGATGCATTAGAAACCAATCCATTTCCTGATTTAATTGATTCGGAAGTACATCCATTTTCCATTTTTGTGAAAGAGTTAAAGAATGCCCCGTTTCCTGAAATGACATTAGTAAATGGATCAAGAATTATGGTGCGCTCTACCGCTTTTAAAGGGCGGTATCTCAGAGGAAGAAAAACGCATTTTATCTATGTTACTGAAGCTTCATTTGTTTCAGATGAAGTTTTTTACAATGTTATTATGCCTATGCGTCTTGATACTGGTGCTAAGATATATTTAGAATCCACGCCATATGGAAGAAACTACTTTTTCAATTTGTATCAAGAAGCGCAACAAGACATGAGCGGTTATTATCGATGGTTTCACGCAACAGTTTACGATAATCCATTTTTAGATTTTGATGAAATCGAAAAACAAAGAAAGAAATTACCTGAGCATGTGTTTAATCAAGAGTATATGGGAGAATTCATTGATGATAGTAAGGCAGTCTTTAGTTGGAAGATTATGAAGAAAGCATTTGAAGATTATGAACCAGCTGGTTATATTCCTTCGCATAAGTATGTTATTGGGTTAGATATTGCTCAAGTTAATGACTTCAATGTTTTTATTGTACTTGATGTTACTAGGCGTCCATACACAATTGCAGAGATTGTCAGATTTAACGAGACAACATACGAGTATATTATCCAGGAGGCGAACAGATTAAGTAAGAAATATAACGCAGATATCTATATGGACGCTACAACTGTCGGCCGTCCAATCGCTGAGAAAATTCAACGTGCTATCCCAATTACTCTTACAATGAAGAGCAAATCTGAGTTGATTGATAATCTTGTTTTATTACTTGAAAGAGGCGAAGTATTATTACCTGCGAAAGAACATGTGTTAAGAGATGAAATGAAATACTTCAGAAGAGAACAATCAGCCCGAACAGTAAAAATGGGTTCTGACAACAAGCGGGTTCACGACGATATGGTTATTGCACTGGCTTTAGCCGCTTGGGGAGTAAGAGAAGATTTAGCCTTCTCTATGTCAATAGATTTATGGGATTAAAGGAGTGATATGTATGGAGTTTATTGTTGATAAGCCATATGCAAGTTACTTGAAACTGTTTTATGATAGGTACGATGAGTCTTATGCTGAAAACAACAAGTTATTTATTGTTCGAAACAAGAAAAAAGAAGTTGTACAAATGGTTCGGTCACTAGTGGATTATGCCGATGAGATTGTTACGACAGATTACATTTTGATTACAGGTGTTAATATGCATGTAGAGTCTGAAAACCAGGAAGTGGCTGACCTATTAAATGATTATTTGCAAACTACTGAATTTTCCAATGTTTGGAATTTGTATGTGCTTCAAGGCTTAATTTTAGGCGATTCTTTTTTGAAATTTGCGATAGACGATGACGGAGTGCCTACACTTAGCGTTGCACGATTGGATAATACTGTTGTAAAGTATGTTCCGTCTTTTAATTCGATTAGCAAATGGATAATTGAATATCAAGCTTATAATGAAGCAGGCGAAGTTGTTCAAGTAAGAGAAGAATACACAAAGGACAGGGTGAGAATAATTATAGATGATGAAGTGGCGAAAGATGTTCCTAACGATTTAGGCGATTTTTGGTTCATTCATACAATCAATAAACCATCGTTAAGGCATAAATTTTTTGGTGAAACCGAACTTTTGGTTATTTACAATACAATAGATGAGATTAATTCTACGCTTTCAAGGATGTCTGCAATTGAAGATATTTATGCCAATCCGAAGGTTATAGTTTCTGGATTAAGGGACGCAAGTAGTTTAAAGAAAGAAGAGAACATTTGGGCGTTAAGTGATAGTGCCGATATATCTATTCTTGAGTATAAAGGCGATATTTTGCCTTCTATGTTAGAAAAAGTTAGGTTTCTTGAGGAATATCTAAAATCGAAAAATCCAGAATTGATGTTATCCAGCGTACGGGAAAGCACAGGATATGCACTTAAGTTAAAATTACTTAAGTTAGTCAAGAAAATTGAGACTTACCGTAAAAATTATTTCAACGGCCTAAAGAGGGCATTAAAACTTATGTTAAAATATTATGGGATAGATGATGATTTTAAAATCATTACAGATGAGATTATACCGAACGATGTTCTTGAAGACGTGCAAAAATTTGCACAACTACGCAATATGAATATTGTTTCCAAACGTACTGTGGCTGAACGACTTGGACTTAATTATGATTTGGAGCAAAAAAGGTTAAAAGAAGAAGATACCAATGAGATTTCTGATGTTATTATTAACGTCGGTACCAAGTCAAAGAGAGGCAATCCTGGGAAGCCAGAGGTGAAAAAAGATGAGACAATATAAACCAAATTTTACTGCTAATAAGGCCGTCCAGAAAATTAGAAAAATCTTGCAAGATACCACGAACGATATGTACAAGGAAGCAATGGATTATTTGCTGGATAATATTATAGACACCGAAGATTACTCTTTGATAATAAATAATGCTTATACTGACATACTCAGTAAGTATTTTGTTATTTTGTCTGGTTTTGCTACTGAGCTGATAGATTTTATTGGCGATTATTTAAGTTTTGGTGTCAGTGCTAATTTACACGATGAATTGGTTAAGATTTTAGATCAAACTGCTTTGTTTACTGCTACAAAGTTTAAGGACTTACTTATAGTTCATTTGACAGGTAAACTTGATGATGGTTTGGCTACACTAAAGAGCATTGCAAAAGAATTTAGAAACGTCATTTTTGTACATGTTATGAACAGGTTGATTACTGTTTTTAGATATGTTTTATTTGCCACATACGCTTCAGTAGTAGAAACTACACAAAAAGAGTTAATTGTTGTATGGGCGCCTGTTTTAAACAAACATTTTAAACACAAAGTGTGTAAAACACGTTCAAGGTTATTTAGAGCCGTTCCTTTTAAAAAAATTCAGGAATTATACCTCGAGAATAAGAGTACATTCAATGGAAAGGAATTATTTGAGGAAGGATGTACATTTTTAACACCGCATTTTCTGTGCGATGGAATGTTCTTGGCGAGGAGGTGAGGAGTATGGCTAAGACGCCAGCGCCAGCCAATGTGCCTTCTGGTAGCAAAGAAAGAGAGAAGTATCCAGCACATGTTTTCTTAGATCCCAGTAGAAGAAGATATCCCTATAAAAGGTGGGATTCAAAGTCTGGAAAATGGAAAATTAGTTGCGCTGATTTGGCAGACGCAAGAAGGCTCGCACTTATGCACAAGGAACAAGCGATAGCAGATAAAGCCTTGAGATTAGCAAAGAAATATGATTGTAGGTGGGCAAAATGAGCTGTGATAGGATTAAAAACATTGTTTCTGAAATCGCACAAGAATTATCAATTGAAGAAGCAGTTCTAATGGCGATAATTAAAACAGAAAGCGACTGCAATCCGTTGGCTTATAACAAATACACTAATGCAATGGGATTAATGCAAATCACACCAGTAGCATTGAAACATGTGGTACAATTATCAGGGAAAGAAGTGAGACTTGATGATTTATACGAACCGCGCACTAATATCTGGGTAGGAGCTTTTTACTTGAAGTGGTTGAAGTTTTATTTTGATAGAAAATTTAGTGGAATATCAACTTGGCACTTGACTTTTATGGCTTATAACTGGGGTATCGGGAACGTCGTAAAGTGGTTAAATATGGAAAAACCTAACCATGCGAAAGTTATTAATATTCCACAGGAAACAAAAGATTATCTGGTTAAATTTGATTTCTGGTATAATTATTATAAGAAACAGCAAAAAAGTGTTTAAAAACGGTGGACAAGGAGGTTGGAATTATGTTAGAATTGTTTAGGGGCATTGACATTCAACTCTTTGCTGATGAGGGGAGTGTCAATGAACCTGCTGAAAATCAAGAGGTGGTAGATAAGAAGGAAGAACAAGTGGTGGCACCAGAAAGTGGCGATGCACAGGAAGAGGTTATTCATGATGATGACCCAGTGGAAATTTTAAAGAAGACTGCTGAGGAACTTGGTATTAACACAGATGATTTGGTTTTTATGGATAAGAAGTCCTTCCAATCGGAAATTGACCGCAGGATTACGGAGGCTATTAAAACAAGGGAAGAGAAGCTTCGAAAGGAAGCCGAAAAAAAGCGTTTAGAAGAAGAAGGAAAGTATCAAGAGCTGTTGAGATTGGAAAGAGAAGAGTTTTTAAACGCACATAAAGAAGCATTAGTTAAGGCGTATGGTATACCAAGCGAATTTGCAGATTTAATTGATGTCGCATCGTTGTCCACAAAACCTTTTGCCGAAGCAAAGCAAGAGCTTGAACAGAAATTTGCGATAATTAAGCAAAAGTTTGACGAATATCTTGCTAAGAAAATAGAAGAGCAACAAAAAGCAAATCAGAAAGGCACAGTAACACCATCTAACGTTGCTTCAGCAACTGCTGATTCACTTGAAGCGAAGTTAGCGCAAAAATTTGTTAGATAATTTTGGAGGTGATTTTTATGCCAACAGTAAATGGTTTAGTTACTACATATGATATTCCTGAAAATGCAGTGGAAATAGATAGAGAGTTTTTTCAGTTAAATTTACCAAGTACACCTATTCTCAATCTTATAGGTGAAGGTCCAGCAATTAACAGCACAAGACTTGAATGGTGGGACGATGTAGTTCTTCCCTTTTCATTTGCATTAACTGCAAACTATACCGCAGGAAGCGGACAATTAACAGTTAGTGCTGATGATGCAAGGCTTATTAAAATCGGAAATATACTCAAATACAATGATATTTATTTCAGAGTAACAGCAGTAAATGTTTCAACAGGAGTATTGAGCGTTTCTGTCGTTTCTGGAACAGACGCTGGTATATCAGCGGGTGAAAAGGTAGAACTTATATCTGATGCAATGCCTGAAGCATCTGAATATCACGACAGCGGATTCTTAACAGCTGTTAAGAGATTTAACGTAACACAAATCTTCACTGAAACAATTAAATTTTCCGATTCACAAAAAAGTTCAAAGCAAGAATACAATTTACAATTGCTTAAGGCCAAAACTGAAGAAAAAATGAGAAAGCTCAAGATACTTCTTGAAAAGACAATTATCCTTGGAAAACTTTATGACGCTCCAGATAATGCTTCCGCAAGAATGATGGGAGGTTTTGATGAATTTATTACTAACAATGGTGTAACCGCATCATCAACATTTAGCGAAGCAAACTTTAAAGCATATCTTGAACTTCTTTATTATCAGAGACAAAATCAGCCAATTGATGTAGTATGGATGCACCCAAAAACAAAAGAAAACTTTAATGCGCTTCTCCAAGACAAGATTGTAACTGCACCAAGAGACAAAGTTGCTGGTGGAGTCAGGTCAATTTATATAAGCGAATGGGGAGAAGTAGAACTTAGAACTGCTCCACAATTACCACTTAACAAAGTTTACTACATCGATGTAAACAAGATTAAGGTAAGACCATTTAGACCACTTCACATGTGGGAATTACCAAAGAATGGCGATTACACTGCATACATGATGGTTGGAGAATACACATTAGAAGTTAGAGATTCAGCACAAATGGGTATTTGGACAATATTATAAGGAGTTGATTTAAATGGGTAGACAAAAGAAATATATAAAAGTTCCAATGGGGACAAAATGGTTTTTGGATAACGGCAAGCAATATGCAGTATTTTACGATAAAGAAGGAGCATACATTGTAGTTGATATTCCAGAACCAGAAAATGCCGAAGCAAAAACAGAAAAACAGGAAACTAAAAGTTCAAAAAAATGAGGCGATAGCCCATGACAAAACTTGAGTTAGGCAGATGGCTTGTTGCTGATAAAGACCCAGATAATTATCTTTTTACAGACGAAGAAATAACAACGTTGCTTGAAAGGAATATTTTATTTAGACAATTAGAAACTGAACAAATAGATGAAGACGGTAAGGTATTTGCTATAAAAACACCTTACGCAATTCTTAGCGATGAACCATTGTCTGTTAAGGACGGAGACGGCAACACCGTCGACCCGTCCTCTTATACCATCAATTATGAACGACATTTGTTAGTGTTTAATGATGTACCTGATTCTGATTATTTCATCGTAGAATGTTATATTTTGGACGAAGATAACTTTAGAGCAGATGCATTTGAAAGAATAGTAGTCGACTTCAGAAAACTGCAAACTTATTCAGTGCAGACCATGGAAGGCAACTTAGACAGTGCAAAAGACCATCTTTTGCGTTTAGTTAGACATTTTAGAGTGCCGAGATGATGCGCATGGAAATGCATGAATTTATCCAGAAGTTTGAAAAAGCGTTAAGAACACTTACGTATACTATTGCATATGGTACAGCAAAGAGCGCAGAATTATATTGGCAACATAACATAAAGAATTATACTGATGCGAAGCACAAGTCTCCTGCTCACACTTTTGGTGATTATTTTAATAGCTTGGTTGTTAATGTTAAAAACAAAGAATTGGATAGAGTTTGGGTTCAGGTAACTAATCAAGCACCATACGCATCGGTTTTAGAAGACGGCGGTAATGTATCAGTAACGTTAGAAGAAATTGAAATGTGGGCAGAGCAAAAACGTGCGTTGTATGGACAAGAATTTAATGTAAAGGCGGTATGGGAAAAAATTAAGAATGAAGGTATTTATGCGTGGAAGTTAGGAGAGCAATCGGCCGATGATACTGTCAAAGGGTTAGACGGAGTTATTAACTTTTTGTTGGATAAGGTATTTGAGGTGGGAGTATGAGAATTTTTCAACGCATAAATGAGTTGAAAACTGCATTGCAAAACCAAGGCATCACATTAGACATAGTCACAGATGATAGGGTGTTGTTGAAACCTAACAAAGCATATATTTTAAACGTTGAAGGTGCTATAGAACAAACAACTTATGGTGCACAGAGAGTGGACTCAAGACACGGAATAATGATAACGTTGAAATATAACAACACAGATTTATATTCTGTTATGGATGATTACATTGACAAAGTGTGCTCTGCAATGGAACAGGTTTATAATCTTGTGAGATTAGAGAATTTTGCCTATAAAGTATTACTCCCACAGAAATTAGTCTTTTTATATTTACAATTTGCGGTTGGGTGGTCTGAATGATAGTTAATGGTGTAGCAATAAGCGTAAATGGTTCTGCAACGCCAGTTTTAACACGTATGCTTGATTTTGATGTGGAATATAAATTGGGTACAATGCAAACAAAGGCTCTTAGAAAACTTAGAACGAGAACCAAATTAATGCAAAATTCTGCATTCTTGACTAAAGCCGAAGGCACTTATGAGTTAAGTTATTCATTGTTGCAAGAAATTTTTAAGTTGATTTGCCCTTTGTATGACGAAACCAATCAAGTGTATTATCCCGATGATTCTCACGATTTAAGCAATTATACGATAAAGTACTATTACACCACACTTGAAGACGGCACAATTTATCAAACAAATAGCGGGGTCATTGAAAAAGCAGTTATTGATTTTCCTGTAAATGCCATTCCCAGTGTCAAGGTTACCAGCTATCACAAAGATAAGCCAGCTTCTACTTCTGTAGAATTTCCTACTAGCATCGATGATTTTCTAAATCCACGTCATTTAGTAGTCGGCGTTGCAACTTACACAGGAGACTCGTTAGGAACATTTACCCAACTAGAAACAAACAGTGTACAAATAGAGTTTGCGCAGTCAATTGATCCGAAGATAGGCAAATCAGGTACAGTTGATAAATTTATTGCTAAAGATTTTGATTTATCTTTAAAAATAGATGCGGTTTATAACAACACAATGCATGATGCTTTTGTTAATTCAAAGGATATTTCGATTCAAATACAGTATGTCGTAAGCGACACAGTATTGTTTACAATATTGTTCCCACAATTAACATTTAAGCAGTATTTAACCTTAGGAAAGTACAAGTTGATTAGTGCAGAACTTATACCAAATGCTTTTGATTATTATCCGATTCAAATAAGCTATTAAGCTATTGGAGGTGGTTTTATGCCATTAGTAGGAAACAATTCGAAATTAACTCTTTATTTGACCATTGGTAGTGCTAAGATTGCTTATGCGTTGCCTTTTAGAAGTGAAAGTATTAATCCTAAATTTAATAACATTAATAATTCTGAAGCTTTACTTGCCTCGAGAACACCTGTTGGTGTTTTTGTTGGAAACAAGGTATATGAAGGTTCAATTGATGTTGAACTTTTTGATGTAACCGATGCTGTTTCCGACGCATTTAGACATGAACTGCTTGCTGTATTATTCTGGACTATATTAGGTAATTATGACAGTGCTAGTAATTTAATTTCCCTTGGTACTTCAGCGCCAAAAATTGATTATATTAAAATTGAACATGACAACGCAGTTGTTTATTACGACACCGCACTTTTGTCTGGATTTAGTCTTAGAATGCCTGTTGACGGCGTACCAACAGCAACACTTGATGTTAGAGCAAAAGCACAAGCATCTTCTTCTACTATAGATTTGAGCGCTTATACAGTTGTAGGGCCTGCAAGTCCATATAGTCAATTTCAATTCTACAATGCAAAATATCTCGCATTAAAAGTTGGTGGTATCGACTTATCAGACAAAGTATTCAACTTTGAAATGTCGGTTAACCAAAACTTGCTCGACTACTTTACATACGGCAGTTTAGATGCAAGAGGCATTGATGCTGGCGCTCTTGATTTGGCCGAAATAACACTAGAATATTATCCAACAGCTGTTGAAGACATTGATTTATCAAGCGCTCTTGCTGGCGCATTTAACAACGGCACAAAGTCAGCGCAAAGCGTTTCTTTAGAAATAACAAGTGTTGTAGATGAAACAAAAACTGCAACACTGACACTTGCTTCACCATTTGTGGTTGAATACTCACACGATGTATCTGGGCCAGAATATGTTTCTGCAAGATTAGGTCTTAGAGAATCAGCTTCAAATATTACTCTTGGTGGAGTGAAAATAAAGACTGCTTAATCTTTAAGGAGGAGGTAAAAACTTATGGGCTTGTTTGCAAGTGATAAGACGATAAGGTTGTATTTTAACGACAAGGGTGAGATTACCGACAAAGAAACAGAACATTGGGTAGATGTATTAGCAGAGATTTCAACTGCTTCAGCAAGGAAACTGCAAAACGCGTTAGGCAAGCCAAAAGTAGAGTATAAGGACGGAGAACAGGTTATTACCTTTGAAAATATGGATAGCTTACCGGTTGAATTCTTAGCAGATGTAATAGTAAAATGGAGTGAAAAAGAACCAATAAACGTCAACACAATAAAGAAGATGAGATTTGACGTGGCCCAAAACTTGTACAACAAATTGAACGAAATATACAAGCTTAGATAATCGGCGGGGGTTAGACCCCTTGCCGTTTTTTTAGGTGATATTATGGATTTCAAAATAGAAGGTGAAATGCTTTGGACGCGTGACATGCCAACCATGAAAGAAATGTATGCTCTCCAAAAAGGTGATTACTTAGAATTTTTTAACTCCTTTATACTTGATTGGTCGCTTCCGTACAAAATAAAGCCTTCCGTTGTTGCAAAGCTTGATTTTAATGCTTTGAAGCCTGTCCTTCAATATGCCACTGAAAAAATCAAAGAAGTAAACGATGATGCAATTGATATTGAGCGTGCCATTAGAACTTTGATTATGTCTGAAGGGAAAGTACGTTTAGCGCCTGATAGCGTTATAATGATGAAGTATGCCGATAGATTGCGTTTGTGCTTGCCTTGTGTTGATAATTATGCGAATTTAATATTATTGCCATCCGGTAACACAGTTGAAGAAATAAGAGTGGATGATTTTATAATATTAGAAGCAATAATCAAGGCCAAAATAGAATACATCGATGAGTCGCAGAAGCGGTTGAAACGAAAGGGGTGAGTCAATTGGCAACATCATATTCAGTTAGCATAAACATTGTTGCGAAAAGTAATATTAGTAATGTTACCAAACAATTAGGCAAATTAAAAGATAGAATGGACAAACTTAACAAAACAATTCAGACGTTTACAAGATTGTCTGCGGTTTTTGACAAAACATTAGCAGACAACATTAGAGGCGTTACTAAATCACTTGGTCAACTTTCTGGCGCTTTGAAGGCGCTACAAGCCGTTTCAAAAGATGATGGCATCAAAAAAGTTACTCGTGATTTGCGTTCACTTTTTAGGATGCTAGAAAAATACGCAGGCAAAGAACTTAGAATTAAGATTCATGTTGAAACTAATATTACAGATGAACTTAATGCACGCATTAGAACATTTGCTGGATTATATAACAGAATGTTACGTTTTGAGAAACAGCAAGCATCAAGGCGCAATGTTTCAAAAAAGATTCCACAAGCATCGACACAGCCGACCACGACACAGCCTTCTGCCCCGACGTCTCGTGGCGGTATGTTAAAACAATACCGTGGATTAATTAATGAAATGGTCAACTTTACTGCAACTTTTGCTCGCAAGGTTATATTAATGCCTTTTAATATGATGCGAGGGTACATTAATTTTTGGCGTTATTTTGATAAATACGTGCGACAAGTAGCACAAGGCTTGTATTATATTTCTGGTATGTTTAGGTTGTTGGGATATACCATGACAATGGTTGGTAGTCTTTTGGGATACCAGTTGGTGAGAATGTTACGTTCTCTGTCTGATGCGACGAAGACAGAGTATATAAGTGCTCTTGCGTCGACAATGTTTATTACGAAAGAAGTAACTAATTCTACAAAACTTATGGCAGATACATTCGCAACCGTAAGAGATGTTGCTCAAAAAACAGGAGTCGCATTAGAAGATGTTGCTGAAGCATTGTATTATATTGGTAGTGCTGGGTATAAGAATTTTGCTGTAGCACAAAATATTTTAAAGAATATTAGTACCGTGGCTTTTGCAACAGGTTCTAAGCCTGCTGACATTCTTAAAGCGTTAATTACTTTGATGAACTCGTATGATATAGAAATGTCGAAATCAATTGATGTTTTGAATAGTGTTGTAACAGCTGTTGCATACGGTGTTTTTGAGATGAGTGATTTAGCAAGTGTGTTGCAAAAGATATCGTCTTTTGCAGAGTTAGCGAATGCACCATTAGATGAGATTCTCGGTACTTTAGTTGGGCTTTCTCAAACAGGGTTACCACCAGAAATGCTAAGAACAAGTTATTCACAGTTCTTAATGGATTTAGTAAAGAAAGCGGGCAAATTCGAGGCTGCTGGCATACGAACAAAATATTGGACTGGCACGTCGTGGGAACAAATGAGTCCATATATGATAATGCAACAAGTTGCACGTGTGTACAACACACCGCTTGCAAGGCAACAATTTGTGCAATCTCTTGGATTGCAAAAACGTTCGTTGGCAATATTTGAAAAAATGTTGAATAATATGGATAAGGTTGCCGAAGGCATCAAAGCGGTTAGGGAAGGGCAAGAAAGTAATGTGCTTAAACAATTCTACGAAAACATGCAAAACACCGTTACGTATCACTTTAACATTATGAAGAATGCAGTTGAATTATTTAAGAATACGATATTAGAAATTTATAAGTCAGATATTATTACTGCATTGGATAAAGTCACACAATTCTTCCAAAAGATGTCAAAGTGGTTAGAAAGCGGTGAAAACAAGCAACTGCTCGCAAACATTTTTAAACAATTAGTGAAAATATCGTTGTTGTTAATCACGCTCGGCGCGATTTTTATCGGTATTTCTTTGCTGATAAGAACCATCTCTGGTGTTATCGAATTAATGAGACCGTCAATAATGCTCATGGCTGGTATTATTGTCGGTGCTTTAACTAAATTTAGTAAAGAGTTTAATATCAATGCCCAATCATTGTCAAATTTAAAACAACTTACAGCAAAAGATTTGCTTAATTTAGACACAGAAGTTATTAAGCAAGTACTCAACGCCTATATGGGAGCAACATTTGGAGTAGGCAAGAAGTTAGGAGAGAATTTAGGGCAAATTTTAAGTGGTAATACAGATATGCTACTAAATAAAGAAATTCCTGTTGGACTTAAATTCTCATTGGTTGGAGTAAACTTCTTGGAAGCAATTTATAAAAGCATTGACGAAGTCACGGACGATGTATTGAATTATCTGGAAGGGCGTTTTGATAAAATATCACCGCAAAACAAAGAGGCAATCGATAGGCTTGTGAAGAGCTTAAGCAACTTAATTGAGACCGCTTTAAAAATAGCTTTTAAAGGTATTAACATTGTTATTGATGTTCTATCAATTGGCATACAAAAAATCACATTTGGTAATATAGAAAACGAATTTACTGAAGCAGTCGCTAAATTTATGGCAGCTCTTGCTGTTGCATTTGGAGCGTTGCAAATCATTAGAGGGCCTGGCGGATGGATAATGACAATGTCATTGCTAATAGCATTTGAGTTGCAGACTATATTCTCTTCGATTAAAGATGCTCAAAAGTATTTGAAAGATGTTTCTCAACCATTACTGGATCCAGTTATTGATAATTTAAAACAAAAGTACGGTGAATTGCCATCTGCTATTTTGAAAACAGCTAACATTGAGTTCGCTGATAAGCATCTTGCGTGGTTGCTAAAACAAATTGGATATGAAAAAACGATGACAATGGCTGAAGTTTTTGACAACATTGAGGCACTGGTGGAACAATGGGAACAATCTGGTATGCCTGCAAAAATGCTCAATGATATGCTCATAAAAACAGGCGACGCTTTACAGACGCTCAATATAGCTTTCAGTCTGATGGTTGAAAATGGTATAAGCTTTGCGAGCGCATTAGAGGCGGCTTCTGAAATTGTAAAGGGCATGCGCGAAAAAATTGGCTCTGGAAGCATGCCTGGCGGCGGTGGTGCTTTTGCTGTAGGGGGATATACAGGTTCGGGCAGCACATACGAACCTGCTGGTATAGTACACAAAGGTGAATATGTTGTCCCTGCATGGATGGTGAGAAAACATCCGGAATTAATTGCAATGTTAGAAAGCAGACGAATGAAAGGCTATGCAGAAGGTGGCGTTGTGGGGAAACAACCACAATGGATTTCACAGTTCTTAAAAGATTATGGCAAAAACGGAATATCGAAAGCATTAAGCAATGTATTTAATAACACAATTGATTATGTTACAAGCAGTTTAACCAAGAATTTATCAAATGAAGGTTTGGGCGGTGTTGCGAAGAAACTTGTTGGTGGTTTGGGTAGTGTCGTAAAAACGGTGGGTAGTTTTGCGATTGTCCAACCGCTTGCTTATCAATGGCAACAAGCTATGCGTTCAATTCAATTCACATATAAGAGCGACAAGGGTTGGTTTGTTAACATA